CAAGGCAATGCATTTACTGTTGAACGACTAATGCCCGTGCCTTATCGTATGACCATTAACCTGGACATTTGGACAAGTAACACCAATCAAAAAATGCAGATCTTCGAACAAATAGCCACCTTGTTCAATCCCAGTTTGGAAATTCAAAGCACAGACAGTTTTATTGACTGGACAAGTTTGAGTGTGATGTATTTGGATAGAACTGTATGGTCAAGTCGTACAGTGCCCATTGGTACAGACAATCCCATTGATATTGCTTCATTGACATTTAGCATGCCAATTTGGTTGTCAAGCCCAGCCAAGGTCAAAAAACTGGGTGTGGTAGAACGCATCATTGCCAGCATGTATGATGCCCAAGGTGATTTAAACAATGCTGTTACTGACAATGATTTGTTGTTGGGCACAAGACAAGTGATTACACCGTACAACTGGGCTGTGGTGTTAATTGGCAACAAACTACAATGTTTGCAACAGGCATCTCTAGCAGAAGAACCTGACAACAACATACTTACGCCTGTGGAAATTGTACCTGACTCAAATTTGTTGTGGCCTGCTGTGGTAGGAGTGTATGGCACACTACGTCCTGGAGTAAGTCAAATACGACTAGAGCAACCTGACGGCACTGAGGTAATTGGCACAGTGGTAATTGATCCCAACGATGATAGATTTATGTTGTATGACGTCGACGTTGATACTACACCACAGAATACCTTGGATCCAATTGATGCTGTGATCAACCCACTGACATCCGGTCCCGGAGATGGATTAGACTCTGCCTTGAATGGTCAACGTTATTTGCTCACAGAAGATACTGGGTCAGTCAACAATGAATTTGCAGCCACCGCCTGGGTTGGTGGCAATGGTCGCCCATTGGTGGCCAAAGCCAATGACATTATTGAGTATTCCAACAACTATTGGCGTGTGGTGTTTAACAGCCAGACTGAAATCAATATCATCCAGTACGTTACAAATATCACCACAGGTATTCAATACAAGTGGGTTGATAGTTCATGGGTCAAAAGTTATCAAGGTGTGTATGTTGGAGGCACCTGGAGACTGGTACTGTGAAAGCAGTGGGAGTTTGGTTCCGTAGCAGTGCCACAGGACGATATCTTTACTTACTACGCAATGACTCACGCCATCCCGGTTCTTGGGGACTACCTGGTGGCAAGGTAGAATCTGGCGAAACATTACTGGGTGCCATGGAACGTGAGTGCATAGAAGAACTAGGCTCAATGCCCGAATATCAACGCCTGGTACCCTTGGAAAAATTCACATCATCCGACTCACAGTTTGAATACAACACCTGGGTGTGTGTTGTTGCTGATGAGTTTGTGCCGGTGCTCAATGAAGAACACATGGGCTATGCCTGGATTGACCGTGGACAATGGCCCAGACCCATGCATCCCGGCCTGTGGTCAACTGTGAACATTGAAGCCGTGCAGAGCAAGATAGACACTGTAGAGCGCTATCTTGCTTTGACTGATTAAGCCTGACTTTCGAAAAAACTCAATTGAATTTCACCCGACGGCGTAGCCGTTGTGGTCAGCGCAGTGATTACCACGGCTAGTACTTCTGGACCATTGGGATATGTGCCTGTTCCAGGAATTGCACTTTGTCCAATTTGTTTAATATTGGTCAAATCTAACGAGTTGGTACCCGTGGCTTGAATTGGAACAGCAAACAACCGCTCACCACCTGTGACGTCTGCTGATACCGCTGCCACTGTCAAGTTCAAATCGTTAGCAGGTGTTGTTCCGCCTAGTGATGTACCAACAATCTTAACAGTGTCGCCCACAGCATAGCCTGCACCAGGATTTTGAATTGTAATCGCAGTGGTAGTTGAGTTGTAGTTGTTTTTGTTGGCTTGTAATTGTACCGTGACGTTGGCAGCTGATCCTGAACTTGACACATTGGTCAATGCCAAGCCAGAATAAGTTCTAACAACACTGCCGGACGCCATTGTGCCTGCACGTACAAAACCACCAGTTGTGTTTAACGGAGCAGCTTGTACACCGCCAGTAGATTCGTCAGTGTAGCGTGGTGCTACAGCAAATTGCGAGAAACTGGGTTGATAGCCGCCGCCTGCATTGTTCAGGCCAGCCCATGTGGTATTGGCCGAGTCAATGTTGTTGGGATTCAAAATACCTTGCACCAAGAATCGTCCGGCTGTGATGTTCACTGTGAGTGTTTTCAGTGTCAACTGCGCACGGTTAATCAGTTCACGCACACCCAAATCACCAATGATACCATTACTCACACTGGGTGCCAATCTCATCAAGAACACAGTTTGGCTGGCACCCACTGTGGCTGGCAAACCGTAATTGCTGCGATTGTATGTGAATGAGAAACCTTCATCACCATCAAATGTGCCATCCATAATAACCGCACTACCCCAGTGATTGACCAAGGGCACACAGGTGTTGGAAATCAGTATGACCCCAGAATTATCTGCGTGACTTGCGGCTGCACTACTGGTGTAACTGCGACTTTGGCCTTCAGCCCACTGTGTAAAAGTTGCAGCTCGAGTACATCCAGTTAATGTATTTCCTGCTTTGCCTGAATATCTAATCACTTCACTGTCAATCATGACATAAACAGGGTACGCCACACTTGCTGGCGGATAGTCCGTGGCATCTTTTAATGTGATAGTGGTTTGACTGTCTGTTATAGCACCATCTAGTGCATTTGTGGGAGTTTCATTAACAGCTTCGTAACGTCCTGGCAAGTTACCCGAACGCATGAACGCTTCATTGTTCAAGTTGTTGTTGGGTCTGCGATGTGCCCAGTTGAACTGGCCATCTTGTCCACGCAACATCCAAATAATTGTGCCAGCTCCGTACCATGAATATTCTATGCCATACATCTGCATCTTGGTTGGATTAAAAGTAAAACCTGACGGGCCTGTTCCATTCAATGGGTCAATGTTAAAGTTTGATTGGTGCACACGAAGTTCGTTGCGCAAGGTCATTTTCACCCGAGTTTGGTTTGCTACACCACGGAATGTGGGCACAACGGTCATACGATTATTGTTAATAATTGATGCCACACTGTGTGTCATGCCTTTGATTACAACCACATCTCCTACGTTGAGTTGGTCTTGAAAGCGGCATGTACCATCACCGGTAACAAGGTTTGATCCCACGCTGACATTGACAAATCCTGCTGTTTGGAATGTGCTACTACGCAGTACTACATTTACATTAACACCGTCATTTTCCCAGTACATGCCATTTTGATCGTCAAACATGCCAGCACGAATACTTGCGCCATGCCAAGCAGTGACGTTGATTCTAGGTTGTTGTCCCAGTACAGGTGTTGCACTGCCCAGTACAGCTTGTGCTTGTACAACAAAACTAATATCACTAGTGATTGATGTAACAATATAACCACTTTGATTGTAACCTGATGTTGTTATGTCGCTCAAATTGATTGTGGCGCCAGGATTGAGACCATGCTCAACTTCGGTGGTGATTGTAATATTGCTGTTGATTGCAGTGCCATCTGATGTCACATTGGTCACATCCAAGGTTGGTGCCAGCACAGTACCTGTGCTGAACAATATACCTTTACCAGATTGATAGCGAAAGTATTTTTTTGTAGTACGTGTTGCACTTGCACCGCGTGTGGGAGTTCCTGGCCCAATCAGTACGCCACCATCAAATGGTCTTGGCAAAAAGGCAGCATTGCTTCGCACATTAATAACAGCAGCTAGACTGCCACTGACTACAGCACCTGTTTTAGCAGTGAATTGGAATGTAGTTGTGTTTGGAATAGCAGTGATAATAAATGACCCTTCGGCGTAACTGGCATTGCTTCCTGCAGTCATGTCCACTGTGATGGGAGTGCCAGGAAACAGCCAATGTGCATATCGAGTGGTCACTGTGATAACACTGGGATTGCTACCATCACTGGTCACTGTGGATATGTCAAAGTCAGCACCCGAATATGGAAATGCTTGGCGAATAATTGTGTCAGTCTGATTCAGTGGGTAACCTGGAGCTATATTGAGTGCTCGTCGAGGGTAGTAGGCAAAATTGTTGGTTTCACCTAGGTACACAATTCCCACACCCTCAGCATTGGTGGCTGATGTGTTTTGAGTGCTGGAATAGTCATTGGCATCCAATGGTGAGTCTGTAACGTTGACTGTGACTGTGGGGATTGCATTTGACCCACCATAGAAGAAACCAGTCAATCGAACAAACGGTGATCCAGCGCCAGCCGCGGTCAATGCTGTGGTATTGAATTGGCCACGAGCAATAGTTTGTGTGCCATTCACTGCGGTGGCGGCTGTGCTGTTCTTGACAATTTCCACGTTGCTACTGAGCTTTTGAAACACTGATCCTGTTGGAAATGCATTGGCAGCAGAGATGTTGTACCAACCACGATTGAGTTGTAATGTGGTTGCATCTGTAACTTCTTGTACCTGTGCAATTTCTATGGTACTAACTGCAAAAACATTTCTACCAGTCGCAATGTTGGCACCTGCACCGTTGGTTCTATTGCTTTGTCGTACCACAGTGAGTTGATTGGTTGACACACTGGTAACTGCCATTACTTCATAAACGCCCGAAGTATCTGTTTGTACAATAATGTAAGTGCCAGCCACGATACCTGCACCTGATGCACTGGTTACGTTAACTGTGGTGGTAGCAGTGCTGGTAATGGCACTGACTGCTGTGGTGGTACCACCTGCGGTGGGCAGTCCAATAAGAACAATGTTGTCTGCTGCAGATATACCAGTGGTTGATGCTACAGTGAACGTTCGTTCTGCTGAACTATTAACATCTGCTGTGAGATAACTTGATACAAATGGTGTAGTGTTGCCTTGAGTTTGACTTATAATCAGCGCATAATCATTGTTGACAAACTGTGGTGTACCTTGATTTTCTGTGTTGACTGAAGTATCAACTGCACTGGCCAGCACGTTGACACTGCTCAACATGGTGGCATACCCATTGGTATTGTATATCAGGTCAGCACCAATATCTTCATAGAATGTGGGAATATTGTTTGTGGTACTTACGTTTTGCCATTTGGTATTTTGTAAGCCATATTCAAAGTCAGCATCAATTAGACTTTCAGGATTGGCCACACGTTGACGACCAATGGCGTCCAGACCAAATTCCCAGGGTTGACTGGCCAAATAACGATCTTCAACATAGATAGCCAGTTCATCATTGGCACTTAGGCCAGAAGTATCTGCGTCCAATGTCAGTGTAGTGACACCAGCATAGGCTGTGGGAAACGCAACAGTAACTCCATCTACCCAAGCAGCAGTGCCTCCTTGACTAGGTGCACCAAAGTTGTATATTGATGTATTGGTTGTGGTATCATAAATGGCCAGGAAATCATCCAGGTTAACGCGATTGGGGACCTCGACAGTTCCCACGCCTGCTGTGCCTGGTGTAAACGAGTACTCGTATATTCTTTTTCTTGCCATTTTTTAAACTCCAAATATGATTTG